CACCCGATGCGGCACTGAGTACGGCCGGAGCCGATACATCTGTGACGTTGTAGGTGTATGAAGATGCAGCGAGCAAGCCAAAGACTCGAACGATGTCATCCTCTATTCCGATCAGGTTGCCTTCATTGTCGAGCAAGGGAACCATTACGGAAATTACGAAGTTAGCCATAGGCGAGATCGATGCATGCCAGCCGTTAGATGGCGAGATGTAAGGATCTGCTGGCGCTACGATCACGCTATTTGCGATCGGTGTTGCAGGTGGAAATGAAAAGACTGAATATTTTGTATTATCTGTAAGAGCTGCTGCTATACCTGCGCGGAGTGTTGAGATGGCGGCCATTAGCCCACCATCGATCTCGGATCAAGATATGGAGCTAGCAAGCCGCGGACGCGTGCAAGCAAGGTGTTACCCATGCGATACGGCGAAGGCTGATACCCATCGATGGTGACGCCGCCGCTTGATGGGGCTTGGCGGCTCTGCCAGATGTCAATCGAAATCATCAAAGACGCTTCTTGAATTGCAGGGATGGTCGTGTAATCTGTGTATGTCTCAGCTGCTGCAATGCCGAAAGGCTCGACTGTGTGACGCGGGTTGTCGCTTGTGTGAGTCGTGGTTATGTTAAATGATCGAGCGTCAACGCCTGTAATTGTCTTTGTGCCGTTGTACTTAGTACCAGCGCCAGAGATCACAACTGATTGTCCGACGTAGAAGTAGTCGCGGATATCTTGATCAAAGTAAAGAGTGCCGACTGTGCCCGTGTTCCCGTGAGCAATTATGTACTGCTGATTCTTCCATAGAAAGGGCAAGAGTACGTTATCTGCGGCATCGCAGACAGACTGCAAGACTGCATCAGTATAGAGAGTGCCAACGCCTAGGGCGGTGCGAAGCTCTGCAACTGTTGTCAATGCCATGCTCTTATCCTTTCTAAAGACTGGCAGGGTAGAAGGGCACTACCCTGCCAGCGACTTAGTGTGGCTTACGCCTTGTTGTTCTTGAATGCGCCTGCGCCGACCTTGGTCGCGATTGCGCCGTAGCCGTAGTAGCCGATTGTTACCTGACCCGCGGCTGTTGATTCGGCGCGGAGGCGGTACGTAGGGGACTCGTACCATGTGTACGCATCTGGATTGATGATGAGGATTGTGCCATCGCCATCGCCAGCATTTTCTGGATCGACGTAGAGGTTAAGTCCTGCAACGTTACCTGTGAGTGATGTAGGTGTTACAACGCCGCCTGCGTTCTGTGGCTGTGATGCGTTGTAGATAGGGCGTCCTGAATCGTTCAATGTCATGATGTTAGACCATTGTCCAGTTGAGACGACCATGTTGCGGGCGAATGGATTTGGAAGGCCAGCTGTTGCGCCATAGACAGATGCTGATCCGCGAGCAACGATTCCGAGAAGCTCGGCTGCTGTTGGATATGTTGCAACTGTAGTTGCATCAAGTGTTGCACCTGAGATGAGTGCAGCGTTTACTGCTGCGTTAGTTGACTTAGCATAAGCTGCCGCCATGTTGCGAACTAGTTCATCGAAGAATGCTGGAGATGTACGATCTAGCAATTCTACTGAGAAGACCTGTTGTCCTGCGTACTTTGCAACGCTTACGCTTAGGAATGCAGAGTTCTGATCTGTGTTAGAAAATGCTGCGTCTTCAGCTGCAACTGCAACTGTAGGCATAGCGGTGATCTTAGGAATCTCAAATGTCATACCTGCATCTGGAAGCACTCCACGAGAGATTGCATCGATTGATGGGCGGATAGTTGTACCGAGAGGGTTGATGATCTCTGAGAGTTGACGTGTTGGTACGAGACCAGCGTTGTCAGTTGTGTTGTCTGCTGCTGCGATGTACTGACGAGCTGAATCATCGCCAAGTGCGGCGCGGATTGACTGCTCTGCATACTTTGCAGCTGTTACTTCGATGCGTGGCTTTGTGTAAGCCATCGCTGTGACAGCAGGGCGAGCAGCTTCAACTGCGGCAGCCTCAACTGTAGGTGTTGCTTCGACTGCTGGAGTGGTTTCCACTGTGGCTGTCTCGCTTTCTGTTGGTAGGGTTTCTTCAACGGCTTCATCTTCAGACGCCGCTATATCAGTGACGGCTGCTGACTTAAATGCGGCGGCCTGCACTAAACTTACTTCGAGTAGGTCAGCACTCGATACATACAGCACGCCATTCTTAGGCTTGGCTGCATTGACCATAACTCCAACTGAAAGGCCAGTACGGAGTTCCTCCGAAGCTTCGATGAGAGCATCTGTGCCACGGGATGATTTAGATATCTTGAAAGACGCGAAGATTCCATCTTCTGTCTCATTAAAGAATTGAGCGCGGCCGATTGGCTGCTTTGGATCATGCTCCAGTAGAAGCTTGACTTTCGTCGAGTCAGCGATATTAATCGCGCCACGCTCAAAGACTACGGCTCCAGCAGATGTGTTGCCTACCTCGCCATTGAAGGGAACGATCTTGCCAGAGATAGTGCGCTCTGACGCATCTGCTGTGAGTTCTGCTGAGAATGTGAGCATCTCTTTCATTGCATGCCTTCGCTTCCGTTAGGTGTTAGGTCTGTCATCTCCATGGCTTGCTCCTGAGTGATCAACTGGAGATCAAGAAGTTCACGGATGATTGAGAGTTCTACGAGTGGATCTGTGCGGAGATAATTCTTGTCGATGTCGAACTTGACGATGTTGCCACGAGCTGTGATGTCATCCATTGATAGACGATCCTCGATGGCTGAAATAAATGGCTGCAAAGAAAGAGTCAAAAATTGCTTTCTTTCTTCAGTTACGTTCGCATAAGTCATTGTCGTGTTCTGATCTGCTGAGACATAATAAGGTGGGACGTTGCAAAGGCGAGCGATCTCAGTAGCAAGGTTCTGGATTGCCTCGTTGTACATCATGTCCTTAGGGCTGAATCCGACTGTCTCATAATTAAGAGTCGATGTCAGATAAGCCGTAGAACGATTTTGGCGGGCTGACTTCCATGCTGCAAGTAATCCTTGGACTTCTACAGGCGGTAGATCAGCGCCTGTATTCTTTAGATACCCAGACGCCATTGGAGTTGCAGCAGCTATGACAGAAGCCTTCTGGATGTCGAGAGCTGCGCGAATTGTTGATGTTCCCGTGTTGAGAATGCCATCGCTTAGTGATTGAAATGTTATTAGAGATCCAAGGCCGTCCATCGGTACGGTCGTACCGTCAATGGCGTAAGACTTTACGAAGACGTTATCGCGATCGAGCGTAGCTGTGACGCGGCTGTTAGCAATCCACTCAAATCGTGAAGGACGCCCATCCTCCTGAAAAACCTCAACTACCTGCCAGAACGATTGACCATAGAAGAGGAGCGAGTCAACCGTGTAAGCGATCGTTACTGAACGCGGCTGAGAATAAGAAGGTTGATCAAGCCAGACTGGCTTGCCTAATTCTTCGCCTGTTGACTTCTTGTATAACTCAAGTGGGATAGTGCCGATTGTGCCAGCCAGAAGATTGCGGCATCGAGCTAGTGCTGGGACTCCCATTGCTTCAGTGCGCCCAACATAAGCAAACTGAAACGGCATTGCATAAGGCGAATACTCACCTAGAACCTGCGGTGCGTATTGCGCTTCGACATTGGCCTTCGGTGTTGCACCTGTAAGGCGCGAGAGGATACCCATAGATGGCAATTATACACTACATATAGTTTATTCTGTGTAGATTGCCGCTACCTGTTGTGGCTTTAATAGCATCGATACAACCATTGCCAGAGAGATCGGTGCAGATACGTCGCCAGCGCTCTTACGCTTTACGATACGCCAGCTTGAATCATTAGTCTTAGCCGCGCAGTTATTCATCTGTTTTATTAATTCTTCTTGCCCGTTATGAACTACTCGACCATTGACCATGCCATCAAGGAGGTCAGAGCAAGCCTGATAGAACTGCTGGCCTGACACGTCCTGAGTTACTTGACCAGCATTAGCCAATCTCTCAGCGATCGATTGCGTCGTGTACTTGTCGTAACAGATCATTTTTGGACGATATTGATCAGCCCAGCCCTTGATCTCAGCTGCGATCTTGAGATCATCTACCGAGACTTGTGACTCCCACGTCTGCAAGATACCGACACCGATTCTTCCGTCACCCATAATCTGACCAGCAACGAGGCTCGCATTGCGGCGAGATGGAGATACATCGAAGCCAAAGACTGTATAGCCACCGATCGGAA